CTTGTACTGGCCATATGCAAAAGCATGTGACCTCAAAATTGTACATTTGATTAACCGCATAATAAAGTTGTAGCCTCTAATAAAAAATTTCACCGCGCAAGCGCGGTTATAAAAAACTTAGAAGTCAACAATATTATAACCGCACCCATGTTACCATGTATGCGCACCTTTCGGTGAATTAATCCGGACGTAAATATTACGCCCGCCACTCGGCCACAGAGTGGATTTCGCCCTTAGCCGCGAAGCTAAGGGTTAAAAATTTATCGGGGGAAGTGAAATATCAGTATACATAATAGGTGCACCAACGAAGAAGAATAATGAAAAATCTTCTCCAATGGACACATATTTTTCGACAATAACCGGCTCATCAACCGTGGTATTGACAATTGTACTATACCTTAATGGCGTTGGTTCCAAATATGTGCCAGCAGATGTCAAATCTGCAACACGCGCATTGGAAAACCGCAAAGGTATTTGATAAGGCACTTCTGCCTCGAGACAAGGATTTGCTCCAGAATTAGTCGCCACTGCCCCTGCTAGTGACGATGAAGCCGAAGAACGCAACGTTCTACGAATATCATCTGGATCATTTGTCAGCGTTCTTGAATTCACAAAATACCCTGAAGTAGATCCTTGTTCTCTCGATAAAGTATGGCTTGCACAAGCCGTGTTCCCCGAAAACACCGTTGGATTCAATTTCCAACGCAGACCCCCACGCCAGCCTTTAAAAGCAGGAGAAAAATAATTGATAAAAGTATTATGACAAAAATTAAAATCCTGTGTATCATTTAAAACTGACGTAATAGCACTAGGCGCATATCCTGGATAAAATGGAAAAGATCTGAAAACATTTATCAGAAATCTATATCCACCTACCCCGGCATAAACATACGATTCGTGCTTCTGATAACGTTTCATAAGAGATCTAATACTTACAATAGACTCTCCAAAGAAAACGTGATCAGTTGGGTCTGTATCTGAAATATGATTCATCATCATAACTTCAGAAGATGTTTGCATGGGTTTAGAAGGTTCTTCAGTAGAATCTTTATCAGATTGTACAAAATCTTCCTCACCCGATTGTGGTTCTGGGAAATAGTATAGGGTATCCAATACATCCTCAGTTGGATTTCGGAATTCAATGTCATCTCCAGCAGAGACAAAAACATTAATACCGACCAATAGATTTGCAGCATCCTGGCTTGGAACTGTCATGTCATTAACAACATAAACAGCTAACATACCATTTGCCACGTCTAATGGAACAACTGTAGGAGCACCATTACTAAATCGCACATTAGAAAAAGTCGGATCGACAATTTTCTTATATGGTTCAGATGATCCCCATCCTATTTCGACAGTGAAATCCTTTTCCTCCGCGATATCAATAATATGAGTATAATTGGTATTATATTCGTTTGATTGAAATCCATAGGGATCATAAACAATTTTAAGACGCCCTTTATGGTAATTCGAAGATACGACTTGGAATCGGTATTTCATTGTACCACGCCAATTTGCAAACGGCTGTGCAATAAAACCACATGCAGGAAAATGAATTTCATTCTGTCCACCCAAAGTCTGATAATTCCAGACATGAGGTGTAACCTGTATGTTGAATAATGCCGTTTCTGGCGGGTATATCGTTGAATCAGGAGACCAATTAAAACTAGTCAACCAGGATTCACGACAAGCAATAGACTTGATTGTCATCTCATCTACTGCTGATAGACCAACTGTTGCTGGATCAACCGTTAATTCTTGCTTGCAATCAAGCGACAATTTTACGGCGGAATCAGGATAATTAACATTAGCTAAATTCCCCATTACAGTAGGTCTATATGGTTGAATATCTGACAAATTATTTGGACGTGCATATCCAAACATCGTAGCCACGGCACCCATCGCATCGGCAGCAATTTCTGTTGCTCTTGCATAGTTACCAATATATGGCACGTTTGTCAATTTTCCCATTACACGAGCAACCACACTCGCTGGTCGGGAAATTGGTCCTTTTCCATATTCATCTTCCCCTGCCTGAGGTGTCAAACCACCAGGTTCGGAGGATGTTGGAATGGACAATGTCACATCTTCAGCCCAAATAAAGACGGAAATACGAGCGATATCTGATGCGCCATTTGCATGTTGTAAATCTTGCAAAGTGCGAATAGAAATCTCTCCCATTTGTCTCCAATCTTGACTTGGAATGTTGAGATAATTTTTCGGCCAAAAGAATGGCAAAATCATATCTCCACCAGATGAAGTAGTAGGATCTAAATATATATGCGGACGTTGGGACGCCGCAACATTATCTAATCTACTAAATGCACGATCTGTGTAAAAATCATCTGAAGTATGTAACGGTTTGTAATTTACTAACAATCTTCCAAAATGAAAACCGTTACCATTAATCAAAAACTTTACGTGTAATTTACATCGCAAGTTATTAAAATTGGATATACGGTTTATAACTCTGTCATTCTCAAAGAATTCAGTCCAAGGATTGAAATCTTGTGAAAAGTTAGAAATTCCAGTTCCCCACGCATAATCTAATTTGATTGGACGTGAGAAAAAATTACCTAAGTCAGCATCATCATTTTCAGCTGCCTTATAAGTAATATCGGGTTGCGATTGAACCTCATACGTATACGCAGGGTTCTGATCTTTAAATGACACCATTTGAGCACTGGTGCCTGTGCTTCCTTTATTTATTTTTACATTAAATTGAGAAGTAAGGTCATTTATTTACATATCCTCTGTCGCACGCCTTAATGCAACATGGAAAGAGCCCACATTTTTGGCTGATTAAGCCTTCCCTAAATAGGGAACAAAAATCTATATTATACATTCCTCGTGCAGTTCTAGAAATGGGAACTAGAAACTACACCGGTAAATCAGCTATAATACATACCGTTTTAGCGATTCCGCGATGGTATTCGCGGAGAGTAATTACGTGCTCAGCGGGATTTTAACGTCTCCACGACGGGGCCAACTTATTGAAACATCAAAACACCTGGATCAGATAAATCAACAGATTTTAATTCTTTTCCAAGATATTTATCCACCATTTCCTCGTAAGTTGGTAAATCGCCAACAAATGTAAGTAATTCATGTCTATCACGAATTTCATGCAATTGCAAGCGTCGCTTCTCATAAACATTTCTTCCATGGAAAAAATATTCACGAGCAGCACTTTTGATAGCATCACCAGAAACTTCTTCTGGTAAAGCCGTCGATCCACGTCGCGACATATAATTGTGCAATGATTTTGAAATTGACAACTCTTCAATAGGAGCAATCCAATTCTTCAAGTCCTCACTGTAAATAAAACCTCTCTTTAAAAAAGAAGTCTCAGCAAGTGTAATGAAAGGGATGGATTCAGCTTCTTTATCAGCCATTGTATATTTAATACCAACTTTCCCTAATTCATTCGAAATAGTAGTATGGTTAAATTTCTTTTCATCTTCATGCACACTCATAGCATTATCATCACCATAACACATGAGTGATACCCGTTCATGAAATAAAGGAACTTCTTCGCCTTCATGCATTGCGTAATAAGCATATCTTTGATATAAACTATTTTGCAAATTATTGACGATAACAGTTAATGGATGTCCAGAAGGATTAGATCCAAAAACTTTTAGAAGAATACCATTGTATTCATAAATAGGTAGGCAGATTTCTGTCGCAATACCCCTCATAATGTTGAGTTGACGAACAGTATAACCTGCTTTTGTTGCGATGCGAATCATAACATCAAACGCAGCCAAAGTGGCCTCTGGACATACACGCTTATCATAAGCAGCATAATCTCCAGCGACCATACGTGTGGTAGAGTATTTTGTCAATTTTTCAGTCAATCTAGTCCACTCTGGACCATGTGCGTTAATTCCAACAGCACATTCGAAATCATCCCAATTGGTCTGAATGACACGAATAATAGACAAATAATACTTTCTTACCAGTAATGTAAATGCGAGTTCGCACCCAGCAAATACACGTACTTTGTTCTTTGTAAGCTTGGTGGCTTCATCTTTCAAATTACCACGAAACACGGTGTGAATTCTTTCGCCAGAAGCTAAGATATTCTCCATGTTTTCAAGCTCGTCCCAAAATTGTTGATCCATATCTAATGGACAAGTAATCCCATCAATTTTAACATCAGATTCATAAATAAAATTTTTCTTCTGCTTACTGATTGGAAAACCCATAGATGTCGTTAAATCGACTCTATCAACAGAATTGATACCATCTGCTCCAGCAAGAATTACTTCATGAGAATACGGATGGACCAAATCTATCATTTCAGGTTTGCGTTCAAATATTTCATCCACCATGGCATTCATATCTTCCCTCGCTTTCTTAAGAATCGATGGTCGAAATTTGCCCGTTGGATGTGACATAAGAGATAAATCTCTCTGCCAATGTACCCAAGAGTTCATACCCTTAGGTTTTCCATGTGCTTTCGGCAATCCCATGACTTCTTCTACAGAATCTGAGATTACGCTCTTACGAACTTGTGATTTAAAGGTACGAGTACCCAATGGATGTGGTCCATAAACCTCACCAATAGGTTGCTTGTCTTCCTCATCCTCAAGCCAATTTACAGCACTGGATGGTGGAATATCCCCTTGTGGTGTGTAATCAATCCCATACTTTTCAGTTGACATTGTTCCACTTGAATGTGTCTCAAGAACTCTTAAAAATCTTAAAGCTTGAATGGCTTTGTCGACTTGTTCTATCGTCAATTTCCCACAAGCTCCTCTACAGGAGTTAGGGTATCCCGCGAGATGAAATCCTCCAATAAATGGCTGAGATCTTCTCGCAATGTGTGTCATCATACACAATCCTTTAAAAGTCTCCTCTGTGTAATCATAAAAGAATCCATCAAAGGTCTTACCTGCAGAACTAATATTCGCATCCTGTATTACTTGGATTTGATTACGAGTTACTTCACCATCAGGCGACTTAAAAAGTGTTGTACAATGTACACCAGTCATGTTATATTTATCAGTAGGTAAAAATTTAGCCAAATCAGGCACATCCCCACCACTGGTAAGATTTAACACAATGAAATCGGTATCCGGAATTCTATACCAGATTTCAGGACCAACAATTTGAGTAGGATTTTTCCCTAACACACCTAACGGTGTGGTTTGGATTTCCACTTCATATTCTTGGTCGTCAAATATGTGCGAAGGTGCTAACCAATAATTACCCCTCAAGGGTATAATATTGCATTTGCGCCTTTTAGTTCGCTCCATATTCCAAACATACAAATGTCCCATAGATCTAGACACTAAATCTGCCAATTGTTCATGTGTAGCTCTTGAGCTTGACAAAGACACTGGCACAGGAATTTGTACGACGCGCTTCCAAGGACTCTCAGCATCTGTTTCCAAACGCTTTGGTACACCAAGTGCACTGCCTTGTGGCACGAGTGTGCGAAATAAATTTAATAATTTACGCACAGAGAAAAAGACAACAGGAATTCCAATAGCAGCACACGCTGCAATTTTCAAAACCTTCACTTTTTCTTTTCTTGCTAATG